TCGATGGATGCCGGATCCATGTTGCTCATGGTCGAAGCAACGCGGCGAACGATGTCTGGATACGTCTCAGCGGGCATGCCGGAGACACCAACCACTGCACGAGTGATTGCCTCGGCCTGCTGATTGAGTCGCTCCTTGAGTGCTTGGCTTCCGGTCTGAGCAGCAACACGGGATTCGAGACCAGCCATCTCCGGGAACGCTTGGCCTACCGTGGCCTCCACTCCGGGACCGATTCGCTCGATGTCTTCAGCCCTTGAAACACCTCTTGAGAAGAACCTTCCAAGGTTTCTTCCAAAGCCTCCTACGGATTCCGCAATGGCGGGTCCAAGTGCTGACACGCCAGCTTCTCTGGCACCGGATCCAACGCTTTTGACTCTTCCTTCTGCGACACCTCCAAGCAGGCCAGTCAATCCGGATGTGAGAATTGTTTTGCCTGGTCCTTCTTTGAACATCGGCGCGGCACCGCGAACGGTCGCTCCGACAATCTGACCAGGGCGATATTCCTGTCCTTCAGCAAGCTTCTCGACGGTCTGAGCACCGGCTTCGCCAGCGCCAGCAGCTCCTCCTCCGATGAGCGCGGCGCGACCCAGCGCCGCGATCCCCGCTGCGGGACCGGTGACAAAACCGGCTGCGAGAGGGAGCCCATACCGAAGACCAGTAGCAGTGGCCTGCGGGCTGATTGGACCAGCAGACACGCCGCCTCCGCGAGCTTCGGCCATCATACGAAGACGTTCCTGTCTGGATTGCGACTCATCAACGGCATCGCGCCCGACAAGTTCGGCCTCAAGTGCTGCGAGTTCAGCTTCTTCTGCGGCGGTAAGTTGAGCCATAGGATGATTTTATTGAGCGTTCTTCTTGGCGCGGAGTTCTCGAAGACGAGCTTCCTTGTCAGCACTGAGCCCCTGTTTCTTTCCACCAAAGTTGAATCCTTCCCGAGCCTTCATCCAAGCGTCACGAGCCTCTTGGGCGCGTTTCTCAAGAGCTTGAGGGACTTGGATTCCGAAGTCTCTGAAGTCCTCTTGCACAACATCTCTGGTGAGCACCCCATCCAAGAATGTGATCATTCTAGGAAGGAAGTTCGCGGAATTGGGATCACCAAACTGAGAACGTGCTGAAACCAACTCGTTTCCAGTTAGAGAAGCGCCAAACAGGTCTTTCCGAGTACCAGCAACGACTTGCTCAAACTGCTGAACAATATCGTTGAGCAAAGCGACCTTTGGATCCTCTGTGCCGTACTTGTTGGTAACTCCGCGAAGCCAGCTAGTGAACCCATTGAAGTTATCCTGCGAAACCTTGGACAGATCCTCACTCTTGGCCAACTCAGAGATGTTTCCAGCGAGAGTTTGAGCCTTTGAAAGCAATCCAGAATACTTTGTGAGCTGTTCACGCTCCTTGGGAGTGGCGACGCTCGTCACGCCAGCGATCATGCGATTTCGAGCATCCTTCTGGGCATCTACAGGAAGACCATAGAACATCTCCTGCAATTTAGCCTGATCAGGAGCTTCTTTGGCAGCTTCCTGCATGAATCCGCGAACAGCGTTTTGTTCAGCCTGCTCACGCTTCTGAAACGCAGACACGCGCTGGCTTTCAGCGTATTGACGACCAACGATGTCAGATTCAGCAATGAGCTGCTCTGGTGTCATCTTGGTCAGATCCATGGTGGGCTTGTAGAAGCCACGCTGCTCAAACGTCTGAAGTTCTCCCATGGCCCGCTTTCCAGCTTCTTCAGTAGGAACACGAGACTGGGTTCGCATGCGAGTGACATCGACCAGACCCCTGAGTTGGCCAGCACTTGCACCTTCGGGAACTGGAACTCCAAACGCGCTAAGTTGGGCAGCAAGCTCAGGCTTCTCAAGCTCCTCCTTCTGACGAAGTTCAGCAGCGCGTTTAGCTGCTTCAGCCTGCGACTCCGCGGCGGCGATTTGGAACGCAGGGTCAGCTTGAGACTGGAACGGCCCCATGGTCTGTCCGTACCCAAACACACGGCCTTCTCCAGCAGCAATCTCCTTGCGGATCTTCTTTCGGTTGAAGTCGGCCATCCTCTGCTCAAACGTGTCACCTTCGAGTTGACCCACTCCTGACTGAAGCGCGTTGATCATCAACTGACGCTCCATTGCCCGCTGCTCATCCCGCTTGTTCAGCTCCTCTTGAAGCAGCGCCTGACGAGCCCTGTTCCGCTCACGGATCTGCTCGTTGGTCCCAGTGAATTCGCCAGCGAGACCGCCGGTGAGCATGGTCAGGCCCTTGAGAAACGGGTTGATCCGCCGTGAAGCGGCGGCTTCGAGATCAACCGAGTAGTTTTGCGGTGTAGCCATAGATCGTTAGCTGAGTTCGTTGAGGATGGACCGACGGGCCATGCGCCCGCCCATGCTCCGCATCGCCGCTGCGAGGATCTCCTCGGGATCGTAGTTGATGTCGCGGAAACTCCTGAGCAGGGCCTCCGGAGCGCGGCGGGTATCGGTGGGAACGGTGGGAAGTTCGGGGAAAGGCATGACCCTAATCGGTCTATCGGTGATCGACGGTCCGGTCAGCGGAGGCCGCGTCAACGTGGGTTCTACAAACTGAAAAGGAGGAAAGGTCTCCGGCTCTCCTCTCGTTCGAGTAGTGGGTCGAGTGACAGCGACATATTCAGTCTTTGTCTCAGCGGGAAGTGTGGCGGATTCGGTCTTAGTGGGCGGAGTTGTAACGACAGGTTGCTGCGTCTCGACAGGGATCGTTACGTTGACTGGATCGGTCTCGAAACGTGGGCCAACAAGTGGTGTGTCGACGATTTTTGCTGGGCTCCACGTATCTGTTTCCCAGTCGTACACTTGGCCGAGGTTGTTCTCAACGTAATCACCAATCTTGGTTCCAGGTTGATTTGGAGCAGGTGATCCGTATTCGTAGCCATAAACAGGCGAATTGGGATTGGTTACAAACCTTCTGCCACCTCCTCCGGTTCCTGCGCCACCTCCCGGAACAACGGCTGTACCCCACGGAGAGGTGCTAGGTTTGGTGGAAGGCTGACTAACGGGCTGCTCGTCAGGCCCCGGAGAATAAACAACGCCGATCCCTGTAGCAGGATCATATTCCCCGGGCCTATAGATAGTTCCGGAGCCGGTTGTTGGGGCTGTGGCCAGTCCACCAGAAGGTGTCGTGGAAGGGCTGGTGGACCCCACCGAAGTAGATGGCCTATTGAATCCACCGCCAAGGTTTTCAAATCCTCCTCCGCCTCCAGTGGCCATAGTGGTGGGGCGTTCGTAATAGCTCATCGGATCGACCGAAGGCTCGGCGTATCCGGAAGGCGTGACAGGCCCAAAAATGGTTGGGCGCATCGGCCTTCTGAGGTCAATGGGTTTCGGCTGCGCCAACACGGTCTCTTCAGGAAGAGACAGCACCATCGGATCTTGAAGGTTTTCCAACGCGAGCAGATATCGATCGAACGGAGAGATGGGTTCTGTCGGATATGATCCGATGAACTCAAACGTCGTGTCTGGCTCAATCCCTTTGACCCCGTACCTCTGCTGGGTCAGCGGATCAAGCGTTGTCCCGATTTCTCCGTATTCGGTTTCAGCCATAGATTAGCCTCCGAGTCCGAATCCAGAATACGACCTTCCTAGGTTTGCAATGCCACCGGTAATTCCGCTGATCATGGCCAACGGAGATCCCGCCTGCGAAGCCTGGAACGCATTCTGAGCGTTCGTAAGAGCGAAGTTGGATCCCATCTGCATGAGCTGCCCCGGCGATGCCATCTGAGGGCCTTGCAAGAGCTGAGGAGCGGCGAACGGAGAAGCGCCTTGCTGGAGACCGCCAAGCTGAGCGGCCTGCGAAACGATTGGCTGGAGTCCCAGGGCGGACTGGATGTTGGCGATGTTCTGCTGGCCGATATTCTGCCGCTGCTGCTGCTGAGCCATCTGACCAGCAAAGGTCTGCTGCATTGCCGTGTTCCTCTGGCCAGTGGCCGCGAGGATGTTCTGGAACGCTTCCTGAGCCTGTCGATTGGCGACATCGCTCGTGGTCTGACCGCTCTGGAGCAGGCCAAGAGCTTGCTGACGGCGTTGGATATCTGCGTTGGCGATCGCCTCATTGACAGCGCGGGCCTCGCGGAAAGCGGAGAGATTGCCGAGGATGTTGCCGGTGGCGGTTCCACGGGCGCGGGCGGCCTGCTCAGCCGCACGGATCATCGCAGGATCGAGCGTCCCGGCTTGGGCGAGACCGGCGGCGATCTGGCGCTCGAGATCGCTTCGCATCTGGGCGGCGGAGCCGGTATCACGCGGGCCGGTAGGCATGCCTACGCGCTCGTAAACAGGAGCTTCCGTGACGGCCAAAGACTCGGCGGACGGACCTTGGCGAATATCGCCCAAGAATTTTTCGTAGAGCCCGAATCGAGTGGGATCAAGAGCTTCCAGTTCCGCTCGGCGCTGACGAGAAAATGCTTGTCCAAGACTTAGCCCTCCACCGACATCTTGAGCGGATGACTGAAGCTGAAGTTTGGCCAGCTCGGGAGCTATCCGAGCGAGTTCAAGGGCGGTTTGGCGACTGAGATCAACGTCGCCTTTTCCGGTAAAATCGTACGCCCTTGTGATGGGCTGACCGGTTTTGGGATCGATTCTTGGATTACCATCCTTATCGAGAACGATGTAGCTGCCTTCCTGGCCCATGCGGCCAGCAAGTTCCAGTTCCCGAATAATCGGGAAGGTTTCCATTTGGGCGTAAACGGCTTCCCGGTTCGCCGCCGCCATGTCTGGTGCCCTGTATGTTCCACCCATATCAAATCCTGTTCATCAGAAGTGTGTGATACCGCTGAAAATCGTACAAACGGGAAACGCCTTTCCGCATCCCTCCCAGCTTTGTGACCTGCGGCGGGCACATGTTCTTCATGGCCAACCATAGGGTTTGAACCGCCAGCGGCTTCGTTGTCGCCACCATCTCGATCCATGCGATGTGACCGTCTGGATGATTGGCGTAGAGATCCTCCGCTTCATCCACCGAGTGCAGGAACCGAACCGCTCCTACTCCACAGCATTCGCCATTCTCATCCTGTACTATCCCGATCTGCTTCTTGGAGTTGAAGATGCCGATCCAGTTGAGGATCTGGTCATTGTTCCACGTGGAACAAGTGGGCCACTTCTCCTTCAGCAGCTTGGCAGCGGCGATGATGGTGGGATGCGGCGTCATTGCTGGGGCCGCACGGAATCAACGAATCCAGACAGGATGGTGGACTGGAGGCTCAACCGGCTTCCGGCGGTCGTGTTGATCTTGAACTGGATGCTGTTCCAGCGTCCACGACTGATGAGGTTGTATGCGGTCAGGTACTTCTGAGCATTAGGAATGCTGATGGCTGGATCGATGCTGGTGAATGTGCCGCTCATGTTGGTGGCGTAGGACAGCGCGGCACCGACGTTGAGTGTGGAGTACGGGTTGTCGAAGGCGACTTGGATGCTGTAGCCGATCTTGTCCGGGATCGGTTCGCCGAGGTTGTACGCCTTGGTGATGACGCTGGATTGGTACTGAGAACCACCGTCGAGGTAGGCCGAGCTTGAGACCGGATCCAGTCGGGTGTTGGGCAGGTAGTCGTTGAACGACCAGACTTGGCCTGCGCCGTCACTGAGCGAGATGATGTCCCCGGCGAACATGAGCACGGGGCCGAAGTTGGAGAACGCGGTGGGGATGAAGTCGTTGACCTGCCAGTTGTCCCAGTAGCCGAGCCACGAGCGGGCCAATGAGTGGTAGACGATGACCGCGTTGTTCTGGTTGAAGGTTCCTTCGAGTTCGATCGACGAACCTGATTCGAGCAGAAGCGCCTCCTCGCTTTCCAAGCCGATGGAGAATGGTCCTTGGGTGACGAACGGAACGGCCAGGAGATAGCGGTTGTTCCAGAAGGTGCCGTCGCAGTACTGGAGCTTGGTCTTGTCGATGCGGCTGATCAGGTCGTTGATCGGGCTGCTGAGCGCGAGGCCAACGCTGGTCTGGGTGCCCGCTTGGATCTGAGCCATCGATCGGATGCCGTCGCGTGACAGGAAGAAGACATCGGCACCGACAGCGGTGATCGAGCGGTGCGAGGAGCAGCCGATGTTGCCGGAGACCAGTGAGATGACCCAATCGGCGGGATCCTGCGTAGGATCGGCGTCCACGCTCCAGATTGAGCGTTCCTTGAATACGAGCAGCTTGTATCCGAACCACGAGTAGAGCCCACGTATGGGATCACCGTCGCCTCCGACGCGGATGGATCCGAGCGGATCCCACGATTCGCCGTCGAGTAGATCCGAGAAGTAGAGGGTGTCGGGCTGGATGCTGGTATCCGCAGACACGGCCCACAGGCGGTTCGTGTGGGTGGTGAGATAGAGCGGCTTGGCGGGGGCGGCGAGCGATACGAAGGCGACCGCGTGAGCGCCACCGCCACCAGAGATGCTGACGCTTGGAGCCGTGACGTAACCGCTACCAGGATTGTCAATTCGGATGAATAGGACGTAGCCATCGAGACCGCAGATAGCAGTAGCCGTAGCCGTGACACCGCTGGGAGGAGCCGAGATGGTCACCGTTGGGACGGAAGACAGATTCGACCCCTGATTGATCACATCGATGCGGCTGATCTTGCCGGCGGTGATCGCCGAGTTGGCGTTGGCGCTGGTGATATAACGCAGGGCGCTATACCCGTCGGCGTAGAACAGCTTGTCGTTGAGCTGAG